GGTTTCTAGGACGCACCTAAGTGCTTGATTTATATGACCTCCAGATGCGTGAGATCCGGCGGTCGTTGGCAATACGCACGTAGGCTCGTAATCTCCTAACTTTGACCCCTACGACGCGTCTGGGCGCCTAAGTGCTTGATTTCATTGATGTTTTTCTTTGCCGTCACTTCTATGAAATTTATTCAATTCCGTGTTATAATTCAAGCATGACGAAGTTAGAAACAAGGGAGTTGATGATGATCAAAGAAGCCAAGGGGTTTGAGGATGAGGTCAAGTTCATCTTCCACTCGTATGACACAAGTGGTCGAGAAGTGAAGATTCCGATATTCGCAGCCACCGAGCAAGAGGCGTGGGACAAGTTTGATCGAATCTACAGCCCGAATAATCCTGTAGATTATGTGTCGATGGGTTAAGTCACAATGTCACATATACTATGTTCGGCGGAGGTGGTTGCGGCAGCGGCACGTTCGGTTATTGCCACTATCGAGGCTCACCGCTCATCAAAAGATGAGACCATGATCTCTCGAAAGATGAGCAAAAAGAGATATTTCTGGTCTAGAAGTACAAGAACCCGAGAAGAAGCGATCAAGGATCTTGATCAGAGCGACATGTTTGGTTGGCGCAGCAATTACGCGTGGGGGGACCTTGACGCAGCGCGCGGGCTACTGCTCCTGTCAAAACACGGCGACCCCGTCGTGGTTGATGTGGATTCTGCGAGAGTTCTCTGGTGCAATGAAATTTAATCGTTCATGTGTTATAATTCAAGCATGACGAAGTTAGAAACAAGGGAGTTGAAAATGGCACGTAAGGTCAAGCGCGAAGAAATCGAAGCAACGCTGAAGTTGTTCTCGGATCGCACATACCGAGAAGGCGGCAGCTACGCCTATTCGAGCGGATACTACGAGTCTATGATTGCCCGTTTGATGCTAGAGCTCCCAGCACAGAAACAACGCGAACTCATTGCGCAGATATCCGAATCAACCCCAGATCCAGTTGTTGACCCGATGGACGATGTAAACTACGTCGGTCACTCCGTCCACTATTGATATCCATCATGATCAAATTTGATTTTGTTGTTTCAGAAGTTGATGCCTCGAACATCTTGAGCATCTTACAAGATGTAGAAGATGCCGCCGGGATCAAAAGCAAGGGATTCCTTAAAGAGAAGATGTCCAACGTAGACCAAGCCAACCACGATTGGTGGAAAGCCCACGCCGAATACCTCAAAGATTTGAAGAACCGCGTCGCTCGTGGCGCCTCAGAAATTTAAGTAATCATGAAAAAGTTTCTCTTGAAGTTCTTCAAGAAACCCGTAAGGAAAATCGCATTCATTGACGGCGATCAACCCATGGGCGAGACTCTCTACGCATATGAGAGATTTATTGCAGACGAAGGGTATGAAACACACTTTGTCCGCCTGCGCCCATCTGGCCACAGCGAACCAAAAGTATTGAGAAAATATGATGGTGTGAAAGATTTCAACAAGATTTACATCCCGCAGGGGCAACATTTCGTTAGCAAAGAAGTGGTGGACAAGTTCATTGGCGCGTACATACAGAAATCTATATCTGATGGGTATGATGAAATTGCGGTGATATCATCGGATTATGATTTTGTGGACATCTTCAAGATGGCCGCGATGATAGATGAGAGTGCCACGAACTTGACGTTCCGTCTCATCGTTCCCTCTCCAAGTGCTCGGCATGCAGGCCTGCCGTTCAAAATTAACAACATAGAAATTGTAAAGGTGAAAAATGCGCAAACTAGCAACAATCCGCAAGATTGATTCCATCCGACCCATCGAGGGCGCAGATGCCATCGAATGTGCCGTCATTGGTGGGTGGGTGGTGGTCGTTAAGCGCGGCGAGTTCAAGCAAGGCGACCCCGCAATCTATATTGAGGTCGATTCTTGGGTTCCCCATACGCTGGCTCCCTTCCTGTCTAAGGGTAAAGAGCCACGCGAGTACGAGGGTGTCAAGGGAGAGAAGCTCCGCACAGTCCGTCTCCGCGGACAACTCAGCCAGGGTCTCCTGTTGCCCGTTAACGCGATCTCGGGCTATGATAACATCGTGACGGTCGAAGATACAGACGGCGCTTACATTCCGTTCGCGGTTGGTGATGATGTCACCGAGGTCCTCGGTATCAAGAAGTGGGAACCCGTTATCCCGGCACAACTTGCAGGTCTGGTGAAGGGCAACTTCCCTTCAAGGATCCCGAAAACAGATCAAGAGAGGTGTCAAAATCTTGTTGCCGAGATAGCTGATGTTCGTGATATGGGTCTGGCGTTCGAGGTGACGGAGAAGTTGGAAGGTTCTTCCATGACCGTTTACCTCATTGATGGCGAGTTCGGGGTTTGCAGTCGGAACCTAGATCTCAAGCGCGATGAGGGCAACACTTTCTGGAAGGTCGCGCTTGAGACGGGGCTCGAAGAAAAGCTGCGTTCACTTGGCAAAGACATCGCATTCCAGGGCGAACTGATTGGTCCCGGTATCCAAAAGAACATCTACGGTCTAACCAAGCACGAACTCCACATCTTCGACGTATATGACATCACAGCAGGCGCATACCTTGACCCAATGTCACGTCGTAATCTGGTAGAAGAACTCGGTCTACGTCATGTGCCTCTGATCTCCCCGGCATTCGCATTGGTGACGGTAGAAGAACTGCTCGACGTGGCTGATGGTACTAGCAAGTTGGCAAATACGCGCCGAGAGGGCATCGTATTCAAGCAAAATGATGGTGGGATGACATTCAAAGCTATTAGCAATGAATATTTGATTAAGCAAAAGGATTGATAAGAAGATTTGGGTAGATTTGGGCGGCGTGCTTTGCGACTTCGAACGAGCATACAAAGAACTACATGGTATTGCCCCAAAGGAAGCAGGGTTCTCCAAGGAACGATGGCTCAAGTTTATTGAAGCATCTGGATTTGCCAATCTAGAATTTGCTCACGGAGCACAGGAGCTGATCCATTGTTTGGAAGAGATTGAACAAAGCGGAAAGGCACATGTGTTCATTCTCTCTTCCAGTGGCGGTCTCCATAACCATGGTGAAGTGCAACGTCAGAAACTTGAATGGCTGAAGAATGCCGGTATTGATTTCCACCCAATGATCGTCCCAGGCCGTCGCTACAAGAAGGGATTAGCCGATAGTAACTCTATCTTGATTGATGACCACCCCGATAATGTGGACGACTTTATCAAGGCGGGTGGATCCGCGGATCCTACACGAATCAAAGACATGGCTCGTAACCATCAATCTCATTGATGAATGGATGAAAAATGGCGACTAAGCGCTCCGGAAAATCCAACTCAATTTGGTCGGATGCCTTTTGATGGTGGTTCCTTTCCGTTCAGCCTAAATTCAAAGCAATCATCATTCACCTTCACATCGGGTGAGTGGTGCGGGCATTATAATAATAGAGGCGTCTGGGCGGACGAAGAACGGCCCATCCAACTACCCACCAAGGGCTTCATTCAATTTAACAACAAAGTAGGATAAACCATGGCACTCTATAAGATCGAAAGCATCTCCCAATTCAAGCACACCTACTTCATCGAGGCTCAGACAAAGGAACATGCGGAAGATGAATTCGTCATGCGAGATTCCGGTGCAGAAGAAGACTACTTCGACGAAGCCAAGCAAGAACACCTGGGCGAGCAGATCTTTGGCACTCAAGAAATCACCAAGGAAGATTTTGAACACTGGATTGCAAAAGAACGAGCCGAGCGAAGTCTCATGTCGTCACATTGGATGGGCGATAAACTGATCCGCAAGGTTAGCTATACTGAGCCAACCGTCGAAGAACCGGAGATTGGGGCAAAGGTGTTTCGGGCACTTGGGTCTGGACTGATCATCGGTCGCCCAGATGTTGATGGTCTGGGCTGGTGGTACGAGGGTAAATAATATGGCAAAGCAATTCTGTTACGATGTGGAGACGTGCTCTACAGAAGACAACGCAATTGTCCTTAGTGCTGCGCTTGTGTGGTTCGACCCCGAAGATCGGGAAATCACATTCGACCAATTGGTTGAGCGTACTCTTTACGTCAAGTTCCAAGCAAAGGAACAAGCCGAAGCTGGGCGTAAAGTATCAAAGGATACCATCGAGTGGTGGAACAAGCAGGGTCCGTTGATCAAAGAGCTCTGTTTCAAACCATCAAAGAAAGATCTGACAGCAGCAGAAGGTATTGGTCAGCTTCGTGCTTATATCAAAGAGCACGGCGACAAAAGCTCGTTCGTATGGGCGCGAGGTAGCCTAGATCAACGAGTGACAGAATCTCTATGTAAGACGTTTGATCTTGAGCCCATCCAGCACTACAATGCGTGGATGGACGTTCGAACTGCGATTCGTCTTTTGAAAGATACGTCAAAGCATAGCGGCTACTGTGACATCCCGAATTTTAATTATGATGCGGTGTTCAAACATTCACCTATTGATGACATCGCGCTAGACGTCCTCATGCTAGTTCAAGGTGTTTGACAGCCGTCTATCTTTAGTGTAGAATACATATACAGGCAAGGGTGGCGTCTATATGGCGCCGCTACCCGCTTCAACCAGAAGGAAAAGATGTCATCTACGTACACCTACGTTTCCCAACGCGGAAACAATATCCTCAGCCGTGGGTATCACGAAAACGGCGAGCGTTTCAACCGCAAAGATAATTTCCAACCAACCATGTTCGTGGACTCGAAGAAGTCCAACTCAAATGAAGAGCCGTGGCACGACATCCACGGCAAGAAGGTCTACCCAGTAAAGCCCGGCGATATCTCCGACTGCAAAGACTTTGTCGAGCGGTACAAGGACGTCTCTGGGTTCAATGTCTTGGGTATGACCAACTGGGTGACTCAGTACATCGGGGAAACGTTCAACCACGAAATCACACCAGACTTTAGCAAGATTCGTATCTTCACCGTAGATATTGAAACTTGTGTGGAGCTAGGTAAATTCCCGAAACCGGAAACCGCCGAAGAAGAGATCCTGCTGATTACGGTGCACGACTCGATCCTAGATCGCTACATCGTTTACTCAAGCCGCCCTGTTCGTATCGAAGAACGACGTTCGGTCCTCCAAGAGAACGGTGTTGATCCTTCGAAGATCAAAGTGTCTCTACATCAAGACGAGCATCACCTACTCAAGAACTTCACCATCGACTGGGCTACCATGTGTCCCGATGCCCTGACTGGTTGGAACATCGAGACCTTCGACGTGCCGTATCTTGTTCGTCGTATTAACTTTGTGCTGGGTGAATCGTTCAGCGCGAAGCTCAGTCCGTGGGGTAAGGTTCGAGAACGGTTCATCCGAAAGAACGATGACCAGATCCTGACCTACGACATTGACGGCGTGAGCATCCTGGACTATATGGCTTTGATGCGTAAGTTCACATATGGCGAACGATCAAGTTGGAAGTTGGGCGACATCGCCCAAGACGAGTTGGGTCAAACCAAGTTGGAGATGGAAGGCACGTTCAAGGAATCCTACGGAGGGGGACTAGTTATTTCTTCCGAAGAAGAAGCCGCATTGAGCGAGTTCAATGCGGCTTCTTATAAGAGATTTTTGCTTGATAGAGAAATAGCTAGGCGCGGGTTATAGACCATCCCGTCGTATTGTTTCTACTTTCGCTTGAC